AAAGCTGATGAGATCGTGACCAATCCCGAATGCCCCATTGAAGAGTTCATCAGGGATAATCTCATAACCCATGGCCAGTTTTCGGAAGCAAAGTTTGATACAGTGGTGGATACCGCAAGTGATGAAGATCTCGTCAAACTTCTCGACTATTTTGACGACATGGACATGTATATGAAACGTGTGTACTACGAGGCAAGTTTACCCATGGATGATGAATATGCGTCTCTCATTGAGAATGGAACGTTAGTGACTTTTGAGGATTTTAATTCCAAATCTTTTTAATATAAATCTATTGACATTTACCAAAATGAGACCAATCGCGGCCGTACCTGGAGCGAAGCGACCCAAACTTCATAGACCTTCCCGAACCATCACATACTGTGACCTTCGGTAGACCAATCGCGGCCGTACCTGGAGCGAAGCGACACCAAACTTTGAAGAAATTTTACAAACTTCTTGAAACTTTGAGGACTTCCCACATACTGTCATCTTCTGTATCACTCCTATGAACAAATAGTATGACTTACATCATTGATGGACCTAACAAGGGGGTGGTGGTGGCGGTAGCTGCGCCTGGTTGCATGAAAGCCAATACAACTGCCAACACAACCGCAGAGATTATGAGGAACACATCATAGACTGGCTTACTCTTGCGACCCCACCCAATGGTGAAGAATACGCCGAGGAACACACCCAAGGATCGTAATATCATCTCAAGGTAGATGTTCATTTTTATAGTTCACCAAGATTTTAATTTTATCACAAATATATTTTGAACTTGAAGTTGATTTTAACTTTCTTTCAATCTTTTTTAAAAAGTTAAATGTAGAATTTAGATTATATAATGTCACACATATGTCTATGTAGGAAATATCTAATTCTGGGAAATCATAAATATTTTACAAACTTTTAAAACTTTCGAATTACATGATGTATCAAAACTATCCCATTACCCAATTGTGCTAGTGTACGGATCACGTCCTCACGGCTCATCATACTTCTTCATTTGATAATAATTCTCGCAATCTCTCTGTAATGTCATCGTACCCCTCAAACTCATGATCAGGGAGGGTAGGATCCATACAGTCTCCGTGAGTTTGACAGAGAGGGCAACTGGGATCGGGGGTATCGAGAGGGTGTGTGTGCTCAGGGATAATCTTCTTGGGTTTCGGCTCCTTGCGGGTACGTGGAGGTTTGGATTCTTTGGGCTCCCTACTGTGCATACGACAGTGGGCACACCCCGGCAGAGCACCATTACGACACGGCGTACCCTTACCTGTCACACCTTGGCAAGGCTGCTTCTTCGTAGCACGGAGCTCAGCGACTTCTTGACGAAGTTGGGACACTTCGGCGAGGAGATGTTCGAGGCTTGTCATGGTTTGGTTCACTTTTGGGGGACTAGAAAACGACTTAGGGCGAATTCTAAGATATCGTGGTTATTTTTAGATTATGTGTACAAAACGATTGGTGTCATTTCTTATATCATTAGGTATATTTTCATTATCTACATATAAATCCATTGCCATACTTATTCTCATAATTTTTGTTGGGTTTTTTGGGACATAGTGTTTCATATCCGTGGGAAATACAGTTATTTCACCTACTTTATTATCATGTTTAACACCTTCGTAATATGTACCAATAGTTGGATCTCCATATAAAAATAAATTGGCGACTGCAATAAACTCTGGATCTTGGCAACTTTCGTGGATATGTTTGTGTTCGTCAATACCTTCACCTTCTCTAAAAATATTTGCCCAACATTGAACAATGCATGGACCAAAAAGTTTTTTAATTTTGGGTTTGAGAATAGTGCCAATAATTTCATTGTTTAGGAAATTATAACAATAATACCTACCAGTTAATGAATCGGAATTGGTATAACTGTACATATCACGACCAATATTTTTAACATCATCTTCCACTGCAATGATAGTTCTAGCAATAATTTCACTTTCTTCTGTGGTCAAAAATGGTAAACTCTTTACACACTGCATATATAAAATTATGTACCGTACATCTTTAATTGTTTTATGGCATCATTATTTGTGTCTTGTCAAGTAAAGTAATTGGTGCAAGTTCATTATATGTGTAGTACTTCACAGAGATGCCAAACTTTTGGAGCATCTTATCATTCACATAAGTATTAATAGTTCTCTTCCAACTTTCTGGAGAAGTTTCGAAGAAATATATACCACGATACACTTGTGAAAAATTGTTAAACTTTCCACCTTTAAAAATCTCATCCAACCAAAACTTTTTGACCGCTGAAATTGATGGTTTGACGACCTGATCACTTTCAATGAGATCAATCACATAGTAGCCATTCTTTTCAAGAATGATGTTCGCTTGAACGTATGGATAGTACGCAATATATGCTTCAAAGTCATCTAAACTTGGCAAAGTGAAAGTGTTATCGTTTGCGCTTGGTGGAACTGGGTGACTGTGATACATTATGTAAGAGTCAAGTTCATTCAATTTGGGAGTAACTTTCGCAAAAGCGCCATTTGTACTCACAGTTGGTGTATTGAACTTAACATAACCTCGTGTGTTTCTAACAGTAAACCTGACTGAACCGACGTATTCGGCTTGATTTTTGTTAGTCTGTGTGGATATCTTCTTAAAATCATCTACAAGTTTTCTACTCAATCTAACACCTAAAGATGGCTGGAAAATATTTGTAATAGTACCAAGGTTGTATTTGTTCGCTGGGACATTAAGCTTTCTCGCAAGGTTTCTCGCCAATCTATTGATGGCACTATCAACTTCCAACTTGATCCTCTTCGCCGGTGGCAAATTGTTATTAGCTGTGACCGAACGGGGTCTTCTTCTGTTGGGCATCTTACTTTAGATCAACATTTTTACTTGGACGAAGATCAACAACTTCAAGTGGTTTTTTAACGAGTGCCACAACTGTGAATGCTGTTGAAAAGAAGACGGATAGGAAGATACCCGCATTTGTTTCATTTATTTTTCCGGTCATATTTCTTAATTGTATGAACATGAATACATTTGTCATGACAATTAGGAAATTGATGAATCGCGCCTCGCGGTGAATAATTTGCGCGAGATCTTCATTATTCATTTTTTGAATTTAATTTTTTACAAGATTCGGTGCTACTTAGGACACCTACCATCATAACAGATTTCTTCATGGTTTTTAATAAATGTATATTTTATTTCATTTTCAAGTTAAATCCTGCACATGTGTAGAACCTTCAGATCCCATTGTAATGATATATTAATATATTATTTGCTCAAAAGTGAATGAAAGTGTTCGCAAAAGTTTTGGAGCTTGGGGAGGATTTCATTCTTCCATTTGGGATAGTCCCGTTGAATGAGGTATGACATGGACTCACCATTGTATGTTTCAACGAGGCGACAATATTCAATGTCTTCCAACATTTGAAGGTATGTTTGACATTGTACCTCTTCATAGTCCCTCACTCTATTGAAGAGACCATTCGCGCGATTCTTGATTTCTACCAGGGTTCGTGTTCCATCTTCGTTGTTCTGGATACGGTCAAGACGCCCCACAATTTGATAGAGAGTTCCCTCAATCACACAGATGTCATATTTGTAGAAAGTCTCATCTTCAACGAGGTTCGCAGCATTTTTGTCAAATTTGGCAGTCTTTTGTTCATTGCGAGTTCCATGGTTGGTGTAGAGGGTCTTGCGGATGTGTTCCTTTGCTTGGACCATCTGCTGTGGCAACAAACCCGAATGTTCAATTTGATGGAACAACTTTCGCGTCTCTTGTTGAACATCGGTGGAGGTTTCGGACTTGAAACTCTCAGCTTGTTCAAGGATCTTCTTGGTACTCTCTAGGGAATTGAGAACCACAAGGGCTTCCTCTTCTTTGGTCTTACCCTTGAAGGTTTGAGGGTTGTACTTCTTCCAGAGTTCTTCCACAAGCTCAGCGGGTTTCTTATATTGATTGATGCCAATAGCTGAAGCAACGGATGAAGCTCCGATGATCACCTTTTTGACACCAATGTCTTTGAATTCCCTTTTTGTTTGTCCAATGAGGAAAGGATAGACTTTACCACACGCAATCGAATCGGCAAGGGAGTTGTGCGCGTTATCAAACTCTTCACCAAAGATATCTTTGTACAAGTTTGTAAGCTTGATGGATCCCATAAATCTATCCTTGTAGAGTTGAAGGGTGCATCGGATCACAAGATCTTCAATTTGATTAGTATCCAATCCATGTCTCAACATTTCTGAACGAAGGACACTCTCATCGAATTGGGCATTGTGAGCCACAAGTGTTTTGGTACGAGGTCCAATGAACTCCATAAAATCCCCAAATACCTCTGGGAATGGACGACCTTCCTTCATAGCTCTCTCATGAGTGATACCATGGATTGCTGTGGAGTCTGCTCCAATTATGAAGTCATCAGGTCTAATGATCGCATCAAAAGTCTTGATGATACGACCCCTTTGTGAAAAGCGAGCAGCACTAAGGCTGACCGCGCGACAACTGTCAAAGTTTGGTAGAGTTTCTGATGTTACTTTAGTATTTCTTCTTCCTCTCGGTAGTCCCGATGTTTCAAAATCGAAGGCTATATAGTTCATACAAGCCATTTGTGTATTAACTAAACAGGGTCTCTTATCTTTATCCCTTGGTAACGAGGTAATGAAACTCGCCCACCGACCAGATGATTCCGGAGATTATGAAAGCACTTTGAAGGGATTCAATGAGGGTGTTCATGAAATGTTTGGTTTTTATATTAAAAGTAGTTACTTAGGAATTACTTGAATGCATCCAGCCGGTGCAAATATATTTTGCATCATCACCAAAATATGGCAAACCTGCGTGAATATAAGTCCATGTTGCTGGAAATATAAGAAGTTTTCCTTTTTCTGGTATTACGATTTTTCCGCCATCTCCAACTAATGGATGAAAACCTGTACCACCTCCTTCCGAAAAGGAAGAATGTGAAGATAAATACCACACAAATGTAAGAAAACGTCCATCTTTCACAAAACTATCTGAGTGCCAAGAATAAAATCCACCGCAAATAGTTTTTTGTATCTGATATCCACTATCTCTGCAATCATCGGCTGAAAAAGCGGGGTGTAGTGGACTACCACCAAACAATTTTACTAAATGATCATTATATTTATCCAACCCCTCTTTTAATTTTTTATGTAAAATTTCATCAATGTCAGTCCACTCACACTTTCCTGAAATAGGTAAATCTAAACTTGTTTTTATAGGACTTACAATTGCTTTAACATCTTTACCATTACCACCGACGACACCCATTTTTTTACGATCATCTTTCTCAAATCTTTCAATCATTTCATTACATAGTTCATCAGAAAGGTTGTTTGGTATTTCAAGTACAAATTCCATTTATTAAATATGAAATATATTCTTTAATCTTTTAATTAAAAACAGTTACTTAGGTCACACCCAATCTCTTGTGCGAATCGGGTCATCCTCTCCTTGTCACATTCACATTCCACATAGTCACTCTCACTTCTCACCAAGTCACAGTGCTCACACACCACGGTCTCATCATCTTCTTGTGGTGCCAGGTACTCTTCCCGAAGTTCCTCGGCAACAAAGACCCTCATGACTTCGTCCATCTCTTCCACAATTTTTTTCGCTTTCTTTTGGAAATCTTCGTAGATCTTGAACTTGGTCTTGGGGAGTTTCTCGGAAAGGGCAACGAGAGCCTTTGCGTCTAGGGCATCTTCGGGTTTTTTGAGGGACTTTAGACGAGCCTTGATGGCTTCATCATATTCTTCAAAAAAATCGGGTTCGTCGTCGGACTCACTTTCATAGTTGCGAGCCATTTGGATTATGGGAGGGGTTATTTTTTAAGCGCACATGAAGATAGTTTGTTTTTAACAATGCTTATATAATTATTATTTGAGGTATTTTTGAAATAATATTCATTGTGCAAATATGTAAGTGTCTCAGAATCAAGTTGTATTATGTAATTCGTACCCATACCAGTTTTATTGCGTATATATTTCTCTATATTAGTATTTCCACCATCATATATATAATGTATGAAGTCAAAAAAATCATATGACTTTGATTTCTCATTCAAATGAAGACCAAAAGTTGTCCATAATATATGCGGATTTTCCGTCATATTAGAATCAAATTTTACAAGTTTGCCCTCGGTACGATCATATTTAACCGCGGTTCTATTTCTTCCCTGTT